TTGTCAGTATTAACCTTAAGTGGTTTGGGCAAATTCTTATTCTTGTGGGGACTCTCGTCTATGGTTACTATAGGATTGAGACTAGATTGGGTACACTTGAAACTAGCCTTGCTGATGCAGATAAACGCATTGGGAATTTACTTGATAAACATATCGTGGAAGAAAGGATTGAACGAGAAGAGTTGGCAGAGAAAGTAAAATTTTACGAAAAAGAAATAAACATCAATCCCTTGGGTTGGGGTAAAAAGCGGAGGAAGTAATGGACATGATGGCAATATATGGCGAAGCAGGAATGATAGGTATATGTGGAGCATTGCTTGTTTATTTAGTTATGTCATTGTCAAAGAAGTCAGAGTCTCAACAAGAGTCTTTGAAAGAGTTAGAAGTAGAGAACAAAGGTCAATCTGAAAGTATTAACAATATGGAAGGAATGATAATCAAATTAATTAGTAGATGGAATGAGTCAGACGCTGTAAGAGATAGAAGGTATGAACAGATGATGGAGGCAGTATCAGATTTAGAAAAACAACTATCACGAATGGATGGTATTATGTCACGAATGAACGGCAATGGGAGACATTAATGGATAGTTTAAAAGTTTCTGTAGGTAGTGTAGGTAGTGGTGCTTTACTCTTTATGGATTTACTACCATACGTATTAGGTATTATAATTGGAATAATGAATATAATATATTTATATTATAAAATTAAAAAAACAAAGGAATCATAATGGATATTAAAACAATGTTAGTTAAGTTGGCTGAAGAGCAAGCTGAAATAGTACAAGAGCAGGCAATAGGTCACATAGCATCAGATGATTTTTCTGATAGAATGGCTGAGATGTTAAACGATAAAATCAATATACCTTTTGTTAAGGAAGAAAAAGAAGGGAAGATGTTTAAAGAATTAGTAGAAGTTATCCAAGACTTAGTTATTGGATTAATGAAGGGTAAGTAGTATGCCTGTCAAGAAAGACCCTAGATTAAAAAGAGCTGGAGTATCTGGATTTAACAAGCCTAAGCGTACCCCGGGACATCCTAAGAAAAGTCATATTGTTGTGGCTAAGGAAGGGTCTAAGATTAAAACAATTAGGTTTGGTCAGAAGGGTGCTAGTACAGCAGGTAAACCAAAAGCTGGTGAATCCAGAAGAATGAAAATGAAAAGAAAGTCGTTCAAAGCAAGACATGGTAAGAATATAGCTAAGGGTAAAATGTCTGCTGCTTATTGGGCGGATAAGGTGAAGTGGTAATATGAATAAAAAAGTTAAAGCTCCTGCCGGTTATCATTGGATGAAGTCAGGTAAGGGTCTTAAATTAATGAAGCATAGTGGTGCATTTAAACCTCACAAGGGTGCTAGCCTTACTGCTGGGTTCAAAGTACAAATGAAACACTCTAAGCCTAAAAAGAAATAATGGCGTCAGCTACAAAAACAAAACCAGCATTATGGAAACGAATTGTTTCTTCTGTTAAGTCTGGTACTAAAGGTGGAAGAAAAGGACAATGGTCTGCACGTAAAGCTCAACTAGCTACTGCAAGATATAAAAAAGCAGGTGGTGGATATAAAGGAGCTAAGTCATCTAGTAATAGTTTGACTAAGTGGGGCAAGCAGAAGTGGGACTATGTTAGTAAAGGTGATAAGAAAAAACCTAAGAAGAAACGTGGTCGTTACTTACCTGAGTCAGTTAGAAAAAGCCTCAGTCCTTCTCAAAAAGCAAGTACTAACAGAGCTAAGAAAAGAGCTACTGCAAAGGGAAAGCAAAAAGCTAAATATAGTAAATCAGTTGCAAAGAAAGTAAGGAGAGCATAATGCCTAGGTTTGGTAGGACAAGTAAAAAAAGATTAGAAGGTGTAGATACTAGACTAGTTGATGTTCTTAATGAGCTTATTAAAATTATGGATGTTACTATAATAGAAGGTTTACGTACAGGCGAAAGACAGAAAGAGTTGTTAAAGAAAGGGGCTACTAAAGTTAAGTACTCTAAGCACATGGAAGGTAAAGCTGTAGACCTAGCTCCTTATCCTATAGACTGGAAGAATAGAGATGGGTTTCATTATATGGGTGGAATGATTAGAGGGATAGCTAAACAACTTAATGTTAAGGTTCGTTGGGGTGGAGACTGGGACTCTGACGGAGATGTTAAAGATAATGGATTCGATGACTTGGTACATGTGGAGATACTTGATTAATGCCTAAACAACTATATACTATAAATAAATTTGACGCTGGAATAAATACAGTTAAAGATGCAAGAGATTTATCTGAACCAGAGTCAAGTTCTATAACTAATATGGCAGTTGATGCACAGGGAAAAATAAAATCTGCAGGTAGTTTAGTTCAACAGAAAGCTAACCCATCTGATGTAAGTGGTAGTGTTCTTCCAACTTTTATATCAAAACATACTGCAAGGCTAGAAATAGGAACAAGTGCTCCCGGAACTTCAACCGGAAGACTTAGTCTTGGTGGAGGTTATAACTTTTCGTACTTTGAATCAGACCATAGTATATTTGACGACTTTTCAAATATTGGAAGTGAATATACAGTTGGGGTTGCTAGTGGAAATGTAAGTTTTAAAAATCCTCAAAACACACCTGTAGATGGAGTAGCTACATTAAGCTCTTCTGCTATTCCCGGTGCTGGTTCGACAGAGTAAAGTATGGCTTTATCTATAGACCCATCAAAACAATATATAAAGTACGAAGGTGATGCTGATTACTGGACTGCAGTAGCAGGAATTAAAATAGGCGACATTGTAAGAGTTTCGGGAAGCCTTCTCAATGATGGTACTTACAAGTGTTCTGGATTTATTACCAAGAGTAGTGACCATTATATGATGTTAATTGGCAAACCTATTGTAGACGAAACAGCTTTTACAGTTAATACAGATGCTGGGTATTCTAATACAAATACAACTATTAGTGTTGTTGATAGTGAAGATATAAGAGTAGGTCAAACTGTTACAGGTACAGGAATCCCAAGTGGAACAGTAATTAATTCAGTTACTGGAACTGAAGGAGTTAATGTAAGTGCTATTGTTATTTCTCAAGCAGTTACAGGTTTAGGAGGTTTAGTCGGTTCAGGTGCTACATTAACGTTTACAAGTTCTCCCGATGGAGCTTCAACTGAAGTAAGAATTAACGTTAAAAGGTCAAATGGTGATAGGTTGTGTGCTTTTGGAGATGCTGCGACAAACACTATAGATATTTGGTCTTTTAATAACACTAGTAATTCTCAAAATACTGATGACGGATGGGGAAATGCAGAAATAAATCCTACATTAATTTCTCCAGCAAGTGAATTTGTTTCTACTTCGCAATTTATATTTAGTTTTTCAGATGAAGTTTTAAGAATTACAGATACAAACCCAGAAAACCTTTCGATATTAAAATGGTATGGGTATATACAGACAAATCAATTTTCTTCAGCAAATGATTCTGTTTCTTTAGCTTTTAATGGTTGGTATGAACATCCTGCTTATTTAACTCCTCCTGTAAAAATAGCTTTAATTGGTTCGAATCAAAATACTATAGGTACAGACACTCACTATAACACATTAAATGGTATAGTAGAAAATCTAGTTGGAGGCGTTATTCAAACAGCAGAAGATGTAGACGCAGTTACTGAAAATTCTATATTATTTGACACAGCTAGCGGTGGAAGAAATGCTAATCACTTTTTTGAAGTTGGTCAAGTGTATTCAATTTTAACAACCTCGTCTGAAAAACCAGAATGTTTAATGGTTAGGAGGGGGGCTGAAGGTAGAAGTAATTCAACACCTGTAAAAGTATATCGTGGCTATGGAGGTACTCCAGATGTCCAAATAGGTAATGATAGTGGAGCTATTTATAAAAGAGGATTAGGTTGGAACATAGGAGTTATAGAAGGAAGCGGAGAGGGAGGTTGGGGAGCTAAATCTTATGAGTTTTGGCAAACATTTATTTACGATGAAAATCAAGAAAGTCTTCCTAGTAAATATACAACTAGAGTATTGGCAACTACAAGTGAAAACAAATCTTTAAAATGTACTGTTTATGCAGATAGATTTTATTCAGGTAGAATAACCGGAGGTAGAATATACATAAGAGAATTTGGAAGTACAGATGATTTAATTTTATTTGCTGATATAGATATAGCCCTTGGAGCTAGAATGACACTTGATGGCGAGTATACTCCTTGGGTTAAAAGAGTTGATTCAGATGTAAATGATAGTCAAAATTCTGGATACTATTCCGCTACTAGTGCATCAGAAGGTTTAAGGTCTGTTAATCCTAACTTCGACACCTTTAAAAGTATTAATGGTTATTCTCACGATGTAAAATTTAATTCAATAGGTGCAGAAAAAGAATTTTATAAGACTTCTGTCATAGCAAATAGAAGGCATTTTATAGCTAATGTATCATTAAAAGATAAGAGCAATTCTAAGATTGTTTACGGTGATAGGATTATGTTTAGCGAATTAGGTAAGTTTGATACATTTGTAGAAACAAATTTTATAGACGTTTCTAGAGGAGACTATGGAAAATACACAGCTTTAGAATCTTTTGCTGATAAGCTTTTAGCTTTTAAACATAACACCACACATATATTAAATATATCTAGCCCAACTCCTTCAGGTTGGTTTTTAGAAGAAAGCATAAAAAACTCTGGGGTTTCTTTTCATTATAGTATTGTAAAAACTGAACTTGGAGTTGTATGGGCAAATGAAAAAGGATGTTTTATTTATAATGGAGCTGATACGGTAGACTTAACTAAAAACAAATTAGGTATATTCGAGTCTACTAATTCTAATATACCAGTTTGGTCTGACTTTGCAAATGGAAGTTCACATTTTAAAGATATTATGTGCGGATATGACGATATAAGTAATCAATTAATTGTAATGAGGTCTCCTTCAGATTTAAGTACAAATAGTAATCAATGTTTTATATATAATTTTGATACTAGTGCTTGGACATATAATACAAATTTATTTACAGATAGTCACTACTATACTAACTTTGCTAAAGATTGGAACAATAGTTTAATTATAGGACATGAAGAGTCAGCTACGGTAGTTGAGTTTTTAAAGTACAGAGCAAACATTAGTGCTCAAAGTAATCAATCTATAATAACTAGAGATATAGATTTTGGTAATGCAGGATTAGTTAAAAAAATATACAAGGTTGTAATAACTTACAAGTCAAGTGTAGACCAACTAACTCCTTTAGAGTTTGCAATAAATGGTACTGGTAGCTTCTCTGATTTTTCTACAGGTTCAAATGTAACACCTGCAGGTAATGACTCTGGAGATTTAGATGCTGTGTCTACTTGGGATGTAGGAGTTTTTAAGGCAGACAGTATAGTTAGTTGCCAAAGCATACAGTTTAAAATTGTTTTACCTGACTCTGGTACTTTTGAAGTTAATGATATAACTATTCAATATAGAACTTTAAAAAGCAAGGAAGTTTCTTAATGAGAAATCACTCTAAGTTCTTAACAAATAAAAAACAAGATGCTTTATATTCTAACGAAGAAATGCATTTAGGTAATATGATTGAAGGTCAAGTATCTATATCAAACAATAAAAGCTCTAGCCCTAGTTTAAATCTTAAAAAAAATAATTTACTATATAAAGTTTACTTAACTCCAGATGGAAACAGATTTGTAGATAGAAAACTAACTACTAATATCTTAGAGTATACAAATACATTCATAGACTATAGAATATATAAACATAATTTTTCTGATAATATCTCAACTACAGAGCATTTTATACCTTGGCAGGGAACAGGAGAACAAACAGGAATGAATGATGCTACATCAACTCTTCTTGTTCCATTTAAAATGACTTGTCATAAAATATTATTTAGACCAGAATCATTTGATACACCTACTGCCAACTTTACTTTTAAAATTAAAAGACAAGATAATGGTGACGCAGATGTAGATGAAGTTGCTAGTTTTACATATACAGATACATTTGTAGATAATACAACAATAGAAATTAAAACATCTGATTTTAACAATACACCTGTTGTGGACGTAGGAGCTAAAGCTTCAATAAGCATACAAGCAGCTCCTAACCCTCACGGTTCATCAAAAAATTATTATATAACCTCTGTATGGAGAACTGAAGTAACAATATAAAGGACAATCATGTACGATAAAAAGAAAACAATTAAAGGATATATGGGTGGAGGTTACATGAAGCCTATGGGTTATCAAACAGGTGGCTATATACCCGGACTATCTAGAGCTAGATATTTAACAGGTTTAGATAGAGACAAAAGAATAGCTCAAGAAGAATTTAATAAACAAGCAGAGAAGTTATCTAAAGAACAGTTTTGGAGGGGACTAGCTGGTAAAGCAGGTAGTTTTGGAGGTAGCTTGCTTGGAGCGGCACTAGCCGCACCTACTGGTGGAATGTCTGTGCTTGCTGGTAAAGCACTTGGAACTGCTATAGGTAGGGGAGCTGGTGAATTAGTAGGTGGTTCTCTTGTAGATGCTGGAAACATTAAACAATCTTCTACTGGTTTATATAAAGATGACTTTGATTACCTGAGAAAACAAGGTAGAAAAACTGAAGACTTAGGTAGTTTAGCTAAACGCTCTATTGGAGAAGGTGCGGCTACTTATGCTGGTGGAAAGCTTAATGAATTTCTTGATGCTCGTATGGCAGAAGCAAAAATAGATAGAAAGGTTTTTGACCCATCTACTGATGGAGCTATAATTCCAGAGCAATCAGATTTTTTAGTTGACAATGGCTCATCTACAGATAAAGCTTTTAATGAACTAAGAGCTCGTGAAAGTGTTTCAAGAGATGAACTTTATGAAACCCTTGAGTCTAACCCTATGATGTCTTATGAAGAAAGTCTTAGAGGTTCAGATAGACTAGGTAGGTTAAACACTACAATAGCAGATATTAATGAATCAGAAGCATTAAGAAATCAAGCTAGTTCTAGAAGTCTTAATAGCTTTATAAAAGAATTTGGAGATATTCCAAGTGCACAAAAATATAGAGACAGAGCTTCAAGCTTTGCAGACATAATACAAAGACTTGAGTCTGAGCTTGAACCTGCTACAGGAGAACAAAGACCTTTAGCTTCTTTACAAACTTTATTACAACAATACCCAGAGCAATCTTCTCTATCTGGAGACTCTAGTAATTTAGATTTTATGGAAGCTGCTCAAAGAAGATTAAGAGGTTATAAAGATGGTGGTCAAATAGAGGAATATGGACATGGTGGATTAATAGATATGAACCCATTTAGTAGGAGGATTTTGTAATGCCAGATACAGTACCAGCAATGTTAGAACCCGGTGAATTTGTTATACGTAAAGATGCCGCAGAAAAAATAGGAATGGATAAGTTAAATATGTTAAACAATGCAGATAGATTGGAAAGTGGTCACTCAGCTATTGATGAACTAATAGCACTTAGTACGCTTAGTGGCTCACAACAAATGATGGGTGGTGGCAATGTAAAGAAGATGCCTCAGTCTGGTTACATGCAAGATGGTGGTAGTGTAGATGACCCGTTAGAGATAGACGCTAGGCAGAGAATGGGTACTCAACAAGCCATGGGTAACATAGGTATGATGGATAATATGAGCGATAAGGGCATATTAAGCGGCTTGTCTAAGATGCAAAGAGACATTGAACTACTAAAAATGATGGAAAGTAAGTATCCTAACCCTAAAAGTATGCGAGAATATAGAGGTATGAAGGAAGATTCTGGCGATATAATGAATATGGATGAAATGATAGAAGCTTTAAGTAGAGCGGCTGGTGCTACTCAAAATAAATTTAAGATACCTGAATATAATGATGGTGGTTCAACTTACACCTATGGCTCAGGTCAAACAAGTATGCCTAGTATTGCAGATGTTTATGAAGCGGCTGG